GTAGCTTACGCATATTCCCCGTTGCTTCCGATTATGGAAGACCCACCTTTGATCACAAATCAAAGGAGAACGCTGTGAAGCGTCCTGCCGCTCTGAGTTAGCCTTGGTGTGTTAAACCTCAGCCGAGCGCCAAATGTTCACAAATCGGAATTTGTGAACCTCATCAGACATCTCCTTAGCGTACCCTCTCGGGCATAGCATGGAGATGTCAGGTCGTCGGAGCTTATAAGAATAATAAGCATCCTCTCGCGTATGACTTACAGCCTTAAGATCTAAAACTCTTACGAGTCTACAGATCTTAATACGATCACGGTTCCGCCAATCAAAGTTTTGGACAAGAAAATGTCCATCATCCTCGACGACTGGTCCGTGGATTAGAGGCTGTCTGCTGAAACGTTTCCGGTACTCGAGCACAACGGCGGATAGTGCAGGCTCAACCTCTTTAACGAGGCCAAGCCTTCTACCCATCCGAAATAACCGATTGTGGAGACGAATGAAATCAGCAGGAGTCTTACAAACATCCTTTTGGTACGCTGGAGTAACATCCTCAAGCTGGAAGAAATGTTTACCGCAAGACTCAAAGTAAAGCGAGCCTGTAGTGTATGACTTTTCTGCATTTATGCTAAATCCCGCCCAGTTCAGAGTTTCTGAAACACGGGCGAAGTCTCGCGAGTCGCATACTATGTCATCACCGTACACGCTGACGACACCTTGATCACTTTCCGCAGATGCCCAACAAAGGGCATAGAAGATAAGTGACTCTAGCTCAAACGTAAACGAATTGCCCATACTCGAGAATTTCGAGTTGAGGTAGGTCCGCCCTGCATAAGTGGAGCGGTGTGAACGTACTCTGTCGAGCAGCTCAAACCAGTCCATCGGTAGCAGAAGTTTGACTAGATTGGTAGAGAGAGTGTCGCTAGCCATGCTCAAGTCTAAGGTGGTTAAACCGTCAACGAGCGCGCGGAAAGCGAGCATCTGATTGATCCCTTGATCGTTCAGATTCACCCCGAACTGAAGCAACCTCTCACGGATGTATTTACCTATGCCCTGTTGAACGAAAACGTTCAATGTAGGCTCGGCGCTTATCATCCGGTGTATCTTCGAGTTCTTTGGCACCATGACACATCTGTTACTTCTAACTATGTTATAGTCCCGCCCCTGGAAGACGCCAAAAGCGTCGTCGTCGGGGACAAAGGCCTCATAGACAGGTATACATTTTAGTGTAATGGTCGGCGTGGACAAGACTTTGTCACCGAGTGTACTGCCCTTCTTTAGATCGAAGGTTGCACCCCCGGCGTGCCCGCATAGTGTAGCAATACGTTTTAGATTTACCCTACCGAGTATCTGTGCTATTTTACGCTGAGCATCAAGAATAATGCTAGGCGCGACACCCCACTGGGATGCCGAAGCTTCAGACTCGAGACGACGGTTCGTCCTAAAGCATTGCATTTCGGCAGCTCTCCAGCTGTCGAATGTAGCCTTTTCAAGGTCTATACCGGTATTTAAACCCTTCCACTTTCGCAGAAAGGAATAATACACGATATGTCTCTTATACGAGGCATAATCACTAAACGATCCCGGGTCCAAAGACGTTTTCAAATATGATAAATCGTCTGGAGCCGGTGATGGAACATCAAGAGTTCTACGCAAAACGTCAAGAACTTGACGCTCGACAGGCTCAGCCTGCTGAGTAGATTTTCTCATCTGTTTCTCCGGTTAGACCAGATACTGCAGATTCTCAACCACCTGCACGATATTGATATCGTTCAGGCAGCTCGCGATCATCTTCCGCAAATCCTTACGGTTTTGCAGAGATGCGCGTTCCGAGATGATGAATTCGGAAATGCATCGCGGCGTATAAGCAACGGTCGGAGCAGGCGTATAGCCAGCCGAGTTGTTACTTAGTACTTCGAGGATTGGCTCATGAAGCCCGATCTTGAAACGGTAGTTACGTTCGGCAGAACTTTCGCCCTGCTTAGGTGCAGCCGGTTGTTTGATCTCCACTGAAATACGCCAGAAGCCGATCGCATTGGACGCCGATTGGTCATAAAACCAAAAGACGCCCATAGGATCTTTCCCCATTGGCACGAATGTGTGATTGACAGGTGTTACCTGCGCGTCCGCGAGGACCATACTCACTGCAACAGTCATGTTGTAGCTCCTTGTTTATAACGAACCGTTGTAAACGGCGAGAGTATCATTTAATATGCTGCGCCAAAAGCGCGGCGGCAGAAATGATACGAGAGGCTCCCATTTGTACTTTTAAGCTTGGTACGCTTGGGAAAGGGTATGACCCCATCACACTTCGAGAATAGCGCCTGAACCTTATATTCCCTTCATGTCGGTTTGCACCAACAAAAAGATCGTTTGGGGAAACCTGAACGCTATAAGAATCGGAGTGGTTTAAGGTCGTGTCGTACACTTCTGATTGGGACCAGTAGCCGCTCAAAAAGCTGCTACCCTGTATAAGAGCGGTCTCCGCGTTTCGCAGATACCCGCCGATATCAAGTGCCCAGTCAACCACGAAGGAATACGGCATAAGTTCCCACGCTATGGAAACGGGGTTCAAAGATGTGAAGTTGGACAGTTCCTGTATCCCAGTTTGAGAGCTGAGATGGAGGGACATCTTTCCTTTCATCCTATACTGGCCGCCTGCTTGACAGATCACGACGTTCCCAAATATATCCGTTATATCACAGTAAGGAGTATCCTGTTTACGGCTTGCCGTAACAGAAAAATCTCGAAAAGGTGATACGAAGGACTTCTCCAGTAGTTGCCGAGCTGTACCATAGATCGAACCGGCGAGCGGCTTCCACCCATACGTAAACTGCAGCCATGCATCACTGGCGAGCTTTAACGGTCCGAATTTCTTCTTTACCGTACTAGCAAGCCGTTCCGCGTTGGCCAACAAATTAAGCATGGATTTAGTCTGGTGCGCTTCTGCTAAGTCGACGGAAACGTCGACATCGCCGCGCACCCTCGCTGTCATCCTGTCCAGGAGTTGGTCATAAAGACTCGAAGTATCTATCCCCCTTGGGTTCCAGGCAAACGGTTGTGTGAGGTTTAAGGCTACGCCGGCGCCCCACAGTTGTTTGCCCATGAACATTTGGTTATGATAGTAATCCGCAAAACCCTGGTACATAAGAGCCACTTGGTTAACCTCATAATTGAAACTATGGGGGACCAAAGGATGTGGCCGAGGTCCGATATACCCAGAACTAACAATTCTATCGGCGAAGCCATAACCCGCGTAATCGAACGTACTTCCATCTAGGTCCACCCTTTTAAGGGTCCCCGGGTAAAGAAGGGTACGATTTTGCATGGTATTGGCTTCCTAAAGAATGTGTAGACTGGTGTGAGCGACATACTGCTCACCATCCGATATCACTACCGAAAGGTAATTAGAGTGTCGGAAAGGGTCCCCTTACGGGGG